CTTCGCCCCGGACTTGATGCGCTCCCACGTCTTGGCGAAGAAGCCCACGAACCCGTGCCAAGCCTTGGCGAAAAAGGCGGTGGTCTCAATCCAGCCGACCTCCAGTGCGTGCCAAACGACCTCGACGACAGCCAGCAGGCCGTGCCATGCGTCGTAGCCGATCTTGATGAAGAAATTCCGGAAGTTCAGCCAGGCCTTCTCGAGGAAGTTGATGCCGCGCGTCCACTCCATCTTGAGCGTCAGCCACAGGACTTTCATGGCCAGGGAGATGTCGCCGACTGCCAGTGCGTCGGCGATGCCCTGATAGGCGGCCAGTGCATCGTCCTTGAGGACACCGAACTTCTCGCCCAGCCAGGTCAGTGCCTTGCCGCCTGCACCGGTGGCGTACACCAGATATGCCCCCAGCGCCGCGACGGCTGAGATGACCAGACCAATGGGCGAGACCAGGAAGGCGATGACACCACCCAGGAGCTTGAAGACCGTCCCGACCGTCGTAATGATGGTGATCAGGCCACCGAGGGCACTGCCCAGGCCGCTGATGATCGTGCCGAGTGCGATCAGTGCAATCCCGCCGGCCAGCACGGCCGCCGCGACCTTCAACACAGTGACGATTATCTCGCGATTCTGTTGAATCCAGGCGCTGACCTTCGTCGCCACGTCGGTCATCGTCTTGGCCAGCCGCTTCAGGACCGGCGCGAGGGCCGCGCCGACGTGGAAGACGCCCATCTTGACGACCTTCCAGAGGGCGTCCATCGCGTCGGTGAACTCCTCGGCCGCCTTGGCATCCTCGGCGCTCATCGTCAGGCCCAGCCGGCGGGCCTTCTTCTGGAGCTGCTCGATGCCCTTGGCACCTTTGGCCATCATGGGCAGAAGCTGCGTACCGGCCCGGCCGAACAGGGCTTGGGCGAGGGCGGCCCGGCGCGTGGGATCCTCTATCCGGGAGATCGCGTCGGCCAGGAGCTTGAACTGCTCTTCCGGCGCGAGACCGTCGAGGTCCTTGTACGTCAGACCGAGGTCGGCCAGCGCGTCGACCTGCGTCGAGAGCCCCCGCCCGGCGTCGTAGATGCTGCGCTGCATCCGGCGAAAGCCGGTCTCGAGGGCCTCGATGGAGGTGCCGGTCTGAGAGGCGGCGAACATCAGTTCGCTGAGCGCCTCAACGCCAAAGCCGGTCCGCTTGGCCATCTTGGCGATCTGGTCGCCCATTGAACTGAACGCCTTGGCCGCGCCAAGCAAAGGCGCAAGCATCGCCGCACCCAGCCCCGCCATTTTCAGGCCCATGTTGCGGATGGATTGGCCGAATGCCTTGAGCTTCTTCTGCGCCCGCCGCAGGCCGCGCACGAGCTTGCTGTCGTCGGCGAATAACTCGACGAACGCCCGACCAGCCCGGATTCCACGTGATGAGGCCATTCGTTATTACACCTTCATTTTCATTGCGGCTGCGGTGAAAGCGGGCTGGCGGAACCGCCCCGCCCTCTCAATCCTGGGAGGATTGCGGGTCTCTCTTGACCCCTCGCCCGCGTCAATCTTCCAAATTAGATCGTCGTGCTTCGGGTACATCCGCATCCACTCGACGGGACTCTCGCGCAGCAGACGCTTCCGCGTCGCGTGGTCGCACAAGAACCTCACATACCGGAACTGCCGGCCCCAGACCTTCCGAAGCCCCAGGGCCGTCCAGACGCTTTTCTTTCGCGTCCCGAAGCGGGTTATCATGAACCTCGGATGTACCGGCTCGTTATCTGCGGTCAGGTACATTTCCGTGGTGATGTACCCGCCATAAAGCCAGTTAGACCCTTGATAGACGTATCCCGGCTTGCCGCGAATCCCATCGGCCCAAGTGAACAGCAGCACCCGCTCCGGTTGATTCGCCCTGAACCACCGCGTACACCCGGCCAGAAACTCGCTCTCCGTATTGCGCGGCAGATCGTCCCGGCAGCACAGTCGGCACAGTTCCCAGTAATCGCCTGTGTCCAGGCTGGGAAAGAGTTTCTGGATAGTGTGCCGCGGCCGGGTGCCCCAGCCCCATATAGCCGCGCCGCCTAAGCCCTCGGCATCGTAGAAGCCCAAAGACACCATGCAGTGCGGCGGAAAGATGTTGCTGTAATGCCACCGCAGGCACAACCGCTTGGCAGCCTCCATGCTGACGCAGTCAACGTGCATGGCTACTTGGTGTTCGCCGAACCGGCTGCCCTTGCCGCATCCACCGCCGCCTCGGCCTTTATGAAGCCAAGTGCAGCACCCACAGCGACCAGTGCCCCAACGATGTTGGGAACGTAGGCCATGTAGGTTTGAACGGACGTCTGCGCCTCTTCGACGGGGATGTCCCGAAACATCGCGAACAGGCCAGCGACGATCAGCGCCGACGCCTGCAAGAACTTCCGGCTTGTCAATTTCTGTAAAATCCAGTTCATTTGCGCTTTCTCCTTTTAAACAGGCGGACAACAAATGCCGCGCCAAGACCTAACAGAACAGCTCCAAAACCACCAATCCCGGCTGTTACAGCAAGGCTAGTTACGGTGCGTCCGATATCACCGGCGGGGTCGTCTTGGTCTGCGGCTCCGCCGCTGCCGGCAAAGGGTTTTCCAGGCCGGTCCCCCCGTCGGTGATAGTGATGTTCACCGTGCAATCGGAGTTGTCTTTCAGACAGATACCCTGTCCGCCCACCCCGCCCGTGCCGTCACAACCGGCTGCGATCAGAAGTACGGCTGCGGCCACTGCTACTGCAATCCATTGCACTTTCATTGCTCGTCGCTCCTTCCATTGGAGACTGTGAAGGCCTGCTTCAGCAGGCCAATGTTATTGCTCCTTGATGCGCCGCAACTGTTGGGCTGTACTTAAGGGCCCAAGGGTGATAGAATTCCGTAGGCAGTTCTTGTGGACGGAGCGCGCACAATAGGGGTGTAGCTATGAAACGGACAGCGTTTTGGGTGCTTCTGTTCCTTGCGGGCGGCCTGCTCGCCCCCGTAATTGACGTGACCCTTGGGAACCTATGGATCAGCCTGGAATGGCGGAAACCTGTCGTCGATTGGCTCCTGAGCAAAGGGCTTCCACAAGTGGTGGCTGCATACTGGTGGAGCATGGTCTGGATCAAGCTTCCGGACTGGGCGGTACTGCTCTTACTCGGCGCTGTCATCGGACGGGTGGCGCGATCCGGCAAGTGGTTTCGACATGCCTTAGTTGTGGGCGGCGGCTTCATTACATACTCGCTCATCTATACCATTCCACATTGCCTCAGACTTGCTAGACTCGCTGAGTTTGATGGTTCTCTGGCCATTGGAATCTTCTGGCGCTCCATGGCCTGGCACTTGATTTCACTCCTCTTGCTGCTGTTGGCAGCGTGGCTGTTCAGCCGGACACGCGGCAAGCCCGTTGTCGAGGCCAGTACATCACCTATTGCTGAAAGCTAACCTTTGTTGGCAAACGCCTGCTTCAGCAGGCCGATGTTCTCAGTGTTCACTTCAATCACTTCGCCCGGCTCGCGGCCACCATTCGAAAACGGGTCGAAGTCGGCGACCTTGAATGCCCGGCCCTTCTTCGGGTCGCGGTGGGCGTTGCCGATCAACGCACACAGCAGCGCCGTCCGCCCCCACTCGTCGCGGCCATGGCCCTCGGCCATCCAGAGCAACTGCCGCAAGGTCAGCGGTCGGGGATCGACGCCGAGGGCCCCGGCGATGAACCAGACATCGCGCCATCGGTCTCCGCTTCGCTTCGCCCTGACAGGCCCGTTTCCGTCATGGCGTCGTTGATCGCCTCGTCGATGTCCAGGCCTTCGATCCGCATCTCGATGGCCTTGACTGCCGCTTCGATCATCTTCGCCTGTGTCTCGACGGCGCGGGCTCGGTCGGCCCGGCCGCGCTGGCGGAAAAAATCGATCAGCTCCTCGTAGAACGCCTGCTGCGCCGCCAGGAGCGTCGCGCCGTCAAAACTGGCCCGCACGTCGGCCTCGGTTACCTTGTGCGCCTCGAACTGACCGCCCAACAGACAACAGATCACCTCGCCGAGCAGCAGTTCGTCCGTGCCAAGCCGAGTCAACAGCGGCGGGTCGCCCGCTTCCGGCTGGAGCAGGTCAATCTTCAGTGTGTCCTTGACCTGCTGGGCCGTGCCGAGGTTGAGGCTTACGCTCCAGGTCCGACCGGCTGTATCAGTGAATGTCTTCATCAGGCGCCTCCCACTTCATGCCATTCGACAAAGACGGCGAGCTTGGCCGTCACGTCGGCGACGATGGCCTCCTCGAGCGCCTCGTTGCGGCTGAAGTTGGTGATCGAAAAATCGCCGAGCGGCCCCTGTGCTCCGGTGACGGTCTGCTTCTGGTCTAGCACCGCCAGTGCGACAGTGCCTGCCGCCAGGAACGCCGACTTGATCGCCTCGAATACCGCGTCGCCCGGCTTCCAGACCATCTGGAACTCGACGGTGCACTCCCGCAACGTCGGGGCGGTGGCCCGCCAGCCGGAGTTGCCGCGGGTGGTAATGTCCGCTTCGCCGGCCTCGAGGCTCAGCGTCACGTCGCGGACGTTGTCCACCTCGGTCATCAGGGAAGGGTCGGTTTCGCCGGCGGTGCCCTGGTAGAGGCCCGCGTTCATGCCCAGTACGTACGTTGCCATTTTCTTGGTCTCCTTACCTCACCGAACCGCCCCACATACGGGGCAATCGATCTTTGACTTTCTCAAGCGCAGGCCCCATGAAGGGACGCTGGTGGTATCTCGCCTTGCGGTATCTGCCGCCGAACTCGTGCGCCATCGCCGATGTGCCGACACCGGCAAAGGCGGGTCCGATTACCACCTGCTCGCGGTTCTTTTCCACGGCATACAGGATTGCGCCTCGCAGCGCGCCTGTGTGCGTGTGAGGCGGCGTGCCCGGGGCGGACGGTCCTTTTCGCCTGCGGATCGAGCGGCGGGCCGTCAGGCGGATTGCCGCACCGGCGTGGCCGAGGCTCTCGATGTTCGCCCGACGGGCCTTGCGGAGCACCGTCTTTACGTCCATCCGGGTTTTTACTTTCACGCCTACCACTCGTCACACCGCCGCATCGAATCTATTCAGGTTCTGTTGCGCCCGTTCAACCGCCTCGGTCAACTCGACTCGTCGCCCAGCCAACTGCTCAGGTGTCTCGATGACGATGACGCCGGCCGGATGTGTGAGCTTGCGGCCACCGGTCGGCAGCTTCTCGATGAGGATATGAGCTGTCCCGAAGTACTTCGGGACTTCCAGCTTAGCCATTGATGATCCCTCCACGGACAGGGCGAACGGTGAACACGTTGGCCATATCCTTTGGAATGTCGGCGTCAATCCTACCGGCAGCGAAAAACACATAGTAAGCGTAGGACGTACTCCCTGCGTACGTTGTGCTGGTGCAATAAAACGCATTAGCTGTATTGGGAAAGGCCGAATAGTGGGGAGGATGCGCGCCGTGGTTTTTGATCGACACCATCTCCAGGACATTCGGCATCCGCCAATCGCTGAAGCCCGCGTATTCCAGAGCCTCAACAAGAGGAAGCACATCGTCCCAAATAAAGTCAGTCTTTGGAGTCGTCAGGTTCGCAGCACTCGCGGTCCACACCGTCTGACGCCATTTACCGGCAGCGAGATCGGTGGCGAAGGTTCCTGAAGTGTGGGCCTCCACGCAGACATAGAATTTGGAGCTCTCAGTAACCAAATCGCCGAGCGAATAAGCAGTACTCCCTGCCCAATCGCCTTCAGCGCTTTGAATCTGATTGTGGGGAATTCCGGCGACGATTGGGCCAGGTACGATTAACTGTGGTTCCTTGACCCACCAAAGACCTGTCAGATGGTCATAGACGGTTCCGTCGCCCACGTCAGTAAATCGAGTCCCTCCGGGCCAGCCACACTCATAAGTCCCATCGTCGCCGGAGGTATATTCCGTCGTCTGTCCTGTCCTGGACAGGGCATTCGGATTGGGATCGATGAACGGCATCACCAGGTCCCCCCCACCAGTGTCACGACGTCGCCGACGGTGCCCTTGATCTCGATCTCGGCAAGATTGACGCTCTTGAGCGTGTGCC